GTCGTTGAACAAGTGGAAAGCCTCGTTCAAAACCAACAAACAGGACGTGACGTGTTTCGGCGATGCCAACAAAGTCTACGTCCCCGGGTTGAAGGACGTATCGGGCACGGTGTCGGGGTTCTGGAATAGCGACCCCACGGCGTCGCCGATCCTGTTTGCCGCGACGGACGCGGAAGTCCCCGGCATGTTGAAGTTAGTCCCCAACAACACGGAAACCGCGTTCCATTGGTCGGGACTCGCCTACCTCGACGCCGACATTGATTGCACGGTGGAAGGCGCCCCCGCGGTATCGGGATCGTTTTCCGCGGCGGGTCCGTGGACGATGGCGGTTGGACCCTGACGCGGTAACACGGGCGCGTCGTGTTTCGTTCGCTAGCATTCCGCGGGCGCGGCGGGTCGTTGACCTGGGGGTACCGAACCGCCGCCGACCTGACAACCTGGGCGGTCAACCTGGAAACGACTGCCGCGGGCGGCGACGGCGTCTGGAAACTGACCGCGACCCTGGGACGCGTCGACAAATTCCAAATCCGGCAACGCCCGTTGTTGTTCACGGCGCCGCGCATCGGCGGGCGTTGGTGCTGGCCCGTCCTGGATTTACAGGTCGGCGAGTCCGCGATCCTGGCGAAACTTGGACCCCCCGAACAGTAGGGATCCCGTATGTCTAGATTTGTTCGACCCGAAACCGTGACGTTGTCGATTTCGGGCGGCGACACGATCACGATCCGCAAACGGTTGACCAACGGCGAACGTCGCGCCATGTTCGCGCGCATGTATAAGGCGGGCGTCACGCCGATGCAAGTCGACACGTTACAGACGGGACTCGCCGTCGTCGCGTCGTACCTGATCGACTGGACGTTGACGGACGACGGCGGGGCGCGCGTCCGACTCGACGGGGCGACGCCCGACGACATCGCCGTGATCGTCGACGGACTCGATTGGGATTCGTTCGTCGAAATCAAGGAAGCGATCGAACAACACGTCGTCGCCATGGACGCCGACGCGTTGGAAAAAAAAATGACGAACGATACCGCGGTCGCGTTGTCAGTGACCTAGCGATCTGCCGCACGATGCATTGGACGTATAGCGACGTCCTGAATTTACCGGCGGATATTTACGACATCCTGATCGACGAATTGTCGAAGTCGCATGACGGGGACGAGTAACTAAACAATGGCGACGCCCCTTACCGGGAAATTGCAGGCCGACTTTTCCAGTTTCTATGACGCGGTCCAAACCGCCGACGCGTCGTTAGATACGTTGGAACAGGGCGCCGCGAAAGCGGAAATTGGCCTGAACAAAATGGTCGCGAATTTTTCCGGCCAGAAGATCATCCAGCAAGCGCAAACCGCGGTTGAAGCGGTCAACCGGATCGGCGACGTCACGGACTTAACAGAAAAGGAACAAGCGAAGTTAAACGCGACCCTGACGGACGCGATCGCCAAGTACGCCGCCCTGGGAAAAGAGGCGCCCGCCGATATGTTGGCGTTGGCGGAAGCGACGAAACAAGCGGACGAGAAATCCGAAAACCTCTTTACCCGTATCGCAACCGGCGTCGCCACGGGCGAACTACTCGCCCAGGCATTACAGAAGATCGGGGAAATCGGGTTAGAGGCATTCAAGCAAGTCGCGGAAGCGTTGCCCGCCGTGATCGAACATACCGCCGCCCTGGGCAATTCCCTCTACGAAATGAATTTGAAAACGGGTGCGTCGGTCGAATCGTTGTCCGCGTTCCGCTACGTCGCATCGCAAACCGGGATCGAATTCGACACGATCGGCACGTCCCTATTCAAAATGGAAAAGTTTTTGGGGTCGACGGGCGACGCCGCCGTCGCCGCGCAAAAACATTTAGACGGGTTGGGGTTGTCCCTCAACACGTTGAAAAACGAACGATCCGATCAAGCGTTCGTCGACATCATCGCCGCCCTGGAAAAGATCCCCAACCGCGCCGAACAAGCGGCGGCGGGCGCCGCCATTTTTGGCAAAGGGTTTAAAGACATGGCGGGACTCGCCGCCGAAGACATCCATAAATTAATCGGCGAGGCGGAAGAACTCGGATTGGTCATGTCGACCAAACAGGCGGCGGCGGCGCATGTCGCGGAAATTGGGTACAAGGCATTTGAACTGCAATTAGAGGCGGTCGGGACGCGCATCGGCAACGCGTTCATGCCCGCGATGATCGGGTTGGAATCGGTTTTACAAACCGGATTTAAGGCCGCGGTTGATCAAGCGAATCGCAGTCTAGAACAAATGGGCGGTGGCGGCGGGTTCCTGTCGACCGTCGCGAAAGCGATGGGGACGGGCAACGAAGCCACTGCCGCGCAAATCAAATTGTACGAATACCTGCGCGACGGATTGGTCGCCGTCGTGCGCTACGGGATCGAACCGTTGGTCACGGCGGGCGCGGAACTGGGGAAGTTTTTCGGCGAAGTCGACATCGTCGTGCGGGGCGCGGTTGTGGGATACAACGCGACGAAACTCGCGATCGCGGAAGTCGCGGAGGCGATGTTAGGACTGCAAAAGATTACGCAACCCTGGAACGCGGAACGACTGAACTACGAAACGTTCGCCTGGCACGTCATGGGGATCGAAGCGAAACAATCCATGGCGTCGCAACAAACCGCGATCGACGGGTTGATCAAGTCCGATAAGGAATGGGCGACGACGTCGGCGAACGCGCACGCGACCATTGAAGCGGGACTCCGCGGGATCGAAACCGCGAACGTCGATATTGCGAAAGTGATCAAAGACGCAACCGACGTCGCGCAACACGCCTACGGCGGCGTCGGCGATGCGGTCGACACGACGTCGACCAAATTAAAAGGGTTCGCCGCGGAACTGGCGAAACTGACCGCGGAAATTGATAAGGCGAAGGCGGCGGGGGCGCCCCTGGCGGAACAGGTCGCCGTGTTCGGGCAGGCGGCGCAGGCGGCGACCGACAAAGCGCACGCGTTAGGGATCGCGGTATCGGCGGATCTTCAGGCGGTCGCCGACGCGTTTACCGACAACCAAATCGGGACCATGTGGGCGAAGACGTTTGCCGACATGGAAAAACAGGCGGCGCATTTCGTCAACGAAGGGACCGCCAAAATCAACGCGGCGAACGAGAAAACCGCCGATTCGATCGCCCATAGTCAAACCGCGCAACTGGCGGCGATGACGGAGTACCACAACAAAGTCGCCGATATGAACCTGTCGGGCGCCGACCTCGCGATCGCACAAATCGATCGGCAACACGACGCCGCGGTCGCGAAACTGGATGAAACCGTCGACCATACGACGTTTGCGTACCAACAGGCGCGAGCGGACATCGATCGCTATTACGGGCATCAAGTCGACATGGCGTCGGGGACCGCCAACACGATCGAAGCGCGAATGCGGCAACAGGGCGTCGCGACCAAAGCGGACCTCGACGCCGCCGCCGCCGCCGCGACCCGCGATTACAACCAAATGAAGGAATCGGGGTTGTATACCGCGCAGGAAATCCAGGCGGCGTGGAAACGCATGTCGGACGCGAATACCGCCGCGGATAACCAATGGATGCAACAACTGAAAGGGTCATGGTCGAACCTGCCCGGGATCCTCGACTCCGCGATTTCGGGCGGCGGCGGGTTCGGCGCGATCGCGAAAAAGGCGGCAACCGGATTTGCGACCGACTTTGCGAAGGGGGTTGTTGGGGCAATCCCGATCATCGGATCGTTTGCGGGTCCGATCGTCGACGGACTCACGAAAGTGTTTTCGTCCATGTTCGGATCGGCGGGGCGCGACGCGGTCACGAAATTCGCCGAAGGGATGGGCGGATTTGACGCGTTGCACGTCAAATTGGACGCCCTGGGCGCGTCGGGCGAACAACTGTGGATCAAGCTAACCCAGGGCGTCGGGAAGAATAACCCGCAGGAAGCACAGGCGGCGATCGACGACGTGACGAAAGCGTTGAACGATCAGAAATCCGCCCAGGACGACGCCGCCGCCGCGACCCAGGTAACAACCGAAGTCCAAGCGCAAGCGACGATCGAAACCGCGACCGCCGCCGCGCAAGCGTTGGACGTCGTGTCGTCGAAACTCGGCGACAACCAATCCGCCTGGAAGGATTGGTCGTCCGTCGTCACGGGGGTTCTACA